GGCGTGGCGGGCGGGCGGGCGGGCGGGCGGATGCTCGGCTCAGCATATAGGGGGATGTATTTATAGGGCGTGTATAAATCACGGCTTATAAAAAAATAAAATCCTTATACGGCGTTGGGGGGTAACCCCTTCCCATATACCCCCCCTCTCAAAAATAAAAAACAGTCCCTCCCTCATCCGGCAGAAGTATTTTTCAGCCGGCAAATATGGCCGGTATTTTTCCTATCCGGCGAACTACGGCCGGCATAATCCTATTAAAAAAGTCTCAAAAAATTTCTATATTTTTTCTAAAATATACACGACTTATCCACAGGGGGGTATAACCTACAACGTTGATATTGCTTTTAGTCAAAATATCAACGTTGTGGGTTTTCTTATCTAAATTTAGCGAAGATAATGAACCTACAACGTTGATATTTCAAAAAAGGGTAAAAAAAAGGTTTTAGGAAATATGTATATATTTTGGCTTTATATAAATTGTAGAAAGTTTCTTTTTGTGTGTTTTTGAAATATCAACGTTGTGGGTTCTATATTTTAGCCTTAAAAATAGGTGTTTTCTTGACAACCCACAACGTTGATGTTAAAATTGGGGTTGTGCGGGTATTGTAATAAGTAATAAATAATAAAATATATCTGCAATAATGATATGAAAAGTGATAATAAAAATATTAAAAAATGTATGCTCCCCTATTGCGAAAGGGACACGTATCACGGGGGAAGAGGGTTGTGCAAGGTACACTATTCTATGTCTGCTAAGCACGTTAGGCAGGGCCTGGCTACCTGGAAAGAGATAGAAAGTGCAGGGTTTGCTAACCCCCCACTAACCCAGAAACAGAAGAATGAGAATCAGAGACATCCACGGACTAGGAATCCGGAGTTTTGACCTACTCCCATCTTTAAGATATAATTGAATTGAAATATGAATATTAAGAACAATTGTTCAGCTCCAAAGCAAATGGCATACGCAAGAAAGGTGTTTAGTGGAGATATAAGACCAAAGACAGAGATTGCTGTTGAGTGTGGGTATTCCCCGAATGTTTCACGCAGTGTACGGACACACATAGAGAATACTAATGGCTTTAAAAATGCTATGTCTGTTTTGGCTACTGAAGCTAGCAACATAGCTATTGGCGTAATGGAAGAGATTGATAAACGTGGATACAAGGATTTGACGAATAAAGAGTTGCTGTCGACTATTAACGTGATGAGTTCTGCCTGGTCCAGATTCATACTGCCTGAGGATGAAGATAGTACTCCTGCGACTAATAAACTGCGGACAGTGATACTTCAGCAGGTTGAAAATCAGACCATTGATACTAATGGAGAGGTGTCTTCTTCCAAGCGATTCGTGGATGTATCGGCTAATCCAATAATACAGTCGCAGGAACGGGAAGCGGCCCCTACTCCCCCATCCCCTCCGCCTCAATCCCCCCCGCCCCCGCCGGAGTATGATTTTTAATTGATATGACACCAAGCCTACATTCATTTTATAGAAAGTTCGAAGAGCTACCGAAGGAGCAGCGGGCTGTAATGATTGATACCCCGATTGAACCTACGTCGCTGTTTGTAATATTCAAACAATTGACAGAGGTGCGGGCCCAAAAGAAGTACTTCGAGGATAGAGAAGCTCACCTATTGAATCTGGCTGAGCTGGGGTTCGAGCAGATTAAAAATAAAAAATAAATAGTATGGCTATAACGTTTTTTAATAACTGGAGGCAACAGAAGGACAATTTCGCAGAGATGTATCTCATTGGAGTTATATTGAAGGACTTTGGAAACCAGGTAGGATTTTCTTTTTTTATTCTTGGATTTGGGATGTGTATTGTATTTAATAAAACAAAATAATGCTGACTCAAAAACAACATAACGAGCGTATAGTTGAACAGCTTACAGCCAATCCGTCTCTAATTAGAGATAAAAGGTGGAGGATGGATAATCTTTTTTTTATAATTACGAAGGACGGCTCCAAGGAGGTGTTTAAAATGAATCGTGCCCAGCGGCACTTTTTTGATAATTATCTTTGCGTTCCAAAGCCATACCATAGGCACATAATTCTTAAGAGCCGGCAGTTGGGTTTCACGACGTTTATTGATTTGTTCATACTGGATTCTATATTGTTCGAGCCGAATAAAGAGGGAATTGTAATCGCTCACAAGGTTCAGGATGCCACGGAAATATTCGACAAGAAGATTGAATTCGCGATAAGAAATATGGCGGAGGAGGTTAAGGATGCGTTTTTTAAGATAAACCAGCGTTCTTCCAGGAAGATTCAGATAGTACTTGATTACGGGCCGGAAAAGGGGTCCACTTCATCGATAGCAGTTTCTGTGTCCGGACGTTCCGGCACATATCACTACGTTCATATATCAGAGTTTGCGAAGTTGTGTGCCCAGTTCCCTAAAAGAGCCGAGGAGGTTGAACGGGGAACGTTCCCGACCGTTCCGTTCGATGGATATATATTTATTGAAAGCACGGCCGAGGGTATGGCCGGCAGATTTTACGAGATGTTCCAGCAGAATTGGTTGAACAGGGACACGATTACACCGCAACTGTCGCAGGTTCAATTCCTGCCGCATTTCTATAATTGGCAGTACGACGATATGGAAATGAAGAAGATTTACGAGCCGGTTCCAGTCAAAGATATGGATGTGTGTGAAATTGATTGGGCATCGTATCAGATTGAGCACGGTCTGTCGGATATTGAAATTACTTATTATTATATGAAGTGGCTGCAGTTCGGCGGAAAGAATTCGCCTGATGCCATTAAATCGCTGATGCAGGAGTATCCGACAACCCAGGAAGAGGCTTTCCTTTCAACCGGACAGGCTTATTTCTCGACTGCGAAGGTTAGTAGTTTATTCAAAACCGCTCCGGTCGGAATTCGGGGAGAACTGGGATACGGCAGTGATGGGAAGATTGTATTCAACGAAATGTCGTTCGGGTCGCTTGAAATGTACAAACCTCCGGAGAAAGGAGTTGCATATATAATAGGAGGAGATACTGCGGAGGGCCTTGCTCACGGGGACGCACAGGTATTGTATGTAATAAACCGAAAGACCGAGGAGTGCGACGCAATTTACAGGTCACAGGTGGCTCCGGACGAACTCGCTACCGAGGCTTACAAGCTGGGAAAGTGGTACAATTGGGCATTGCTTGGAATTGAATCGAATAAGGACGGACTGTGGGTAAATGACGCATTGGAGAAGCTGGGGTATATAAATTTGTACTATAGGAAGGTGTTCGATGATATAACAAAGAAGGTTACACGATTTTTTGGATGGAAGACTACGTCTGCGACCCGCCCGTTCGCCTTGGCGGCACTCAAAGCTGTATTTTTTAGAAAAGACAGGGGTTTTCCGGCCCAGATACTGAACGAAATGCTGACATTCGTAAGAAACATCAAAGGAAAGCCGGAGGCGATGGATAAAAAACACGATGACATAGTGATGGCAGCGGCCATCGGATACACAATATTGCAGGAAGAGGGTAAGTTGACCGCAGATACGCCGGTTAGTGGTGAATTTTCACATATGCGGGCGATGTTTAATGAAGATTCGGGATAAAATGTGAATTAATTGCTAGTTTTTTTGAAAAATAGTATAATTTATATATAGAACGTAGAAAAAATTAAAATATTTTTATGGAAATTGACAAGAAGCTTAAAAAAGATGGAGACAAGGCGACAATTGCTTTTATAGAAGAAAAGAAGAAGAAAATGAAAGAGAGCCAGTACCGGACTAGATTTGATACTCTGTATAATGAAATTCAACAGAACCTTGTTAATACTTTCGTAAGTTACGGAACAAAATTGTACGAGAAGTCCGGATGGGGTTCGATGGTATTTTATAATAAAATGAGCAGCGGTGCGTATGATATTTCAGTTTATCCGCAGAAAATGGGAGAGCGGGACCAAAATAAATCCGGAGTTCCTGTATCTCAGGAGCCGATTGCTTTTTCTAAAATTATTATTGCAACATCTGTACTGGCAGGAAAGTTGCCGGATGGAACTGTAGTTGCGGACGATAAAGTTTATGCGAAGGCTATGTATGAATTGTGGAAACGAAACTGGGCTATGGCCGGCGGGAATGGTAGCAACACACTGATGCTGACGTATCAGAATTTATTTACCTATGGCTGGGGAGCGTGGCGGGTTTATCCCAGAAGAGTTCAGGTTAAACGCAATGGAACAATTAAGATTCTATTCGACGATGTATACCGTGAACCGTTAGACGCCGCCCGCACCTGGCTTGGGACTAGTTTTAATAATGGAGATGTGTGGTCTCAGACTGAGGTTTATTATGAGAGAGATATGTCTAAAGAAGACTTTTTTCTCAAATACCCAGAGGCCGCAAAGAATAAAAAGAAACTTCAATATGTATCTGTATCCAAGGAGGCAACGGATGAGAATCCGGATAAGGCTCAGGATAGCGTGACGATTGGTTATTACGAAAATGAACTTACGAATAGATACATAGTTGTTTGTGGAAAGATGACAATTTACGACGGCGAGTTACCGAACGATGGTTCTCACGGTTCCGTTGTAGTTGCGAGATGTTTCTGCAAGGATATGAACGACCCATACGGAGTCGGACTTTATGAAATGATGCGTGGAAATACAGCTCTCTTTACTTATATTAATTCTTTGAACGCTCAGCAGGTTGAAGCGGAAATTTTCCCGTTGCTGTTCGGAGCCCAAGTTCAAAACGGTACTGCTACATATAAAAGAGGACCAAACATTGTAAATCCAAAACATCCTGGTAGCGATATCGATGTAGTGAAAACTTCCGGAAACGTTCAGCAGGGTATAATATTTGCCGACAAACAGAAAGAGTCGATTGAAGAAAATACCGGAGTTAACAATATAGTGGCCGGAACCCAGTCTGAAACAACCCTCGGTTCTACCGTTATATTAAAGGAAGCGGCTTATAATAGATTAACCCCGCCAAAGAATTCAATGATTTCCGGACTTGAAAGAGATGCTCATATTGCAAATACCTGGATGAAACAGATTTATCCGGTTGATAAAATATTTATGATTGATTCTGAAGACCAGCTTGCAGAGTTTGCAAGACAGAATCCGGATTATTTTGTTGAATCTAAAGAAGTATTGAATGACGAAGGCATACCGGTCGGAGGACTGGTGGCTGCGGCTTCCAAGAACCTAAGATTGAATTTCGACTTCACTCAGGAGGGTGAGGTTATGGAGAACGTTGATACTCGCCAGATTTCAGCGAAGGGTCTTTTTGATGAAATGAGGAATACCGGTCATATATCTGATTACATTGAATTTATAATTGACCCAGATTCGATGTTGCTTCCATCGCTTGAAATCCAGAAACAAACGTATATGGCTTTGTTTCCGGTGATTACCAACCAGATTACATTGATTTATTCAATGAGAAATCAAGACCCAGAAGCTGCCGCTTCTCAGCTTATGGCCCTGGAGAAACTTCTTGATATTCAAAATGGAGATATTTACGACTATATTTCAAAGGCAGATTATGATGCGATTATGGCCAAACAACCTTCCCAGGTTCAAAGACAGATGCAACAGGAACAGATAACTCAGGATGCACGGGCTACTGCTATGCAGACAATGGCTGGAGGTAAGGGAGGCGGAGGGGAATCGATGCCAATGGGTCAGGCGATGTCTCCGGATGGTATGAATCCTATGCAACCTCAAAATCCAAATGAAGTTCCGAGGCCACAATCTCCGATGGGGTCGGCAGTCGATGCTTCAGTCGGACGTGCAGCGACTGGCGGCAGCGGGTTCTTTCCTGGATAATTTATAAATAAAAATATATGAACGAAACAGAACAAACGCTTAAACAAAAAAAAATAGCCTTGGCTCAAAGTGAATACGCTCCAATTGTTATTGAACTTTTGAAGGATTGTATAATACAAAAACCAATCATAGCTAATACTGAGTTCGAGACTTTAGTTAACGCAATAACGCTAGAGGTTCAGGGAACTATGTTGCGGAATATGTTGGATTATATGGATAATATACGCAACGGTTCTTTGCACGAAATAAAAGAATAATATGTCTAATGCAAGAGAAATAAAAAGAGAAAATTATACAGTAAAAATCGGATATTCTGCCGAAGCGAATAAAAAAAAGTTGATGAAATTTATTTCCAAATCAGGAGACGAATTTGTAATTAGTGCGGAAGAATTATCGTCAATGTTAATTGGTGGAGTTAATTCCAATATACTTGCGGCGACGTTCGTGGAATCGGACAGGATTAATGTGGTTGAGGTCGGAAGGCAACTGAAGTGCGTATTGGATAAGGATATGAAAAAGGGAGATGAAATTCGTATGAACTATACTCACCCATATCCTATTGAATTTGCGTTAATTGAGCAGGTATATGGAATAGCCAAGATTGATATGGATGTTCCGGCCCTAACTCTTACTAAGGAATATATTGATAGTGTTAGAAAAAAACTAAAACCGGAGCAAGAAGAGTTTATTAAAAAATTCTACGAATCATTTAAAAACGTAGATTTAAAAAAATAAGAACCCCTTATAGCGGGATAGCTATAGAAAAATATGGCACAATCAAGCCAATTGCAGGAGATTATTAAAAGGAGAAAAGAGAAAGAGGCTGAGAAGGCAAAACTCGAAACGTCTAATCCTAACGTAGATTCGGTGCAGCCGCCGGCAGCTGAACCGGTTAAAGATGTTAAGACAAATGAAGTTAATACAACTGAAGCACCAGATAAAAAAAACAAGGCGGTTAAAAAAGAAAAAGTTAGTAAAGTTATTTTGAAAAACGTGTTTGGTAAGGAGGTTGATATAGATGATTATTTTTATAAAGGAGTTGTTCCGCCAGGGTTCGAGGGAACCTGTGGGAATCCGGTTGATAGAGAGGAGCTTGTTGAAGTATTCAACAAGGTATTCAGGCCGGAGGATAATATATTGTTTTATAAACAGTCTGATAAGGAAGTTTATATAGTAATAGTTCCAATTAAGAATTCAACAGATATTGGTGAATTTAATAACTCACTTGAGGGGGCTTTTCAAAAGCACGCAATATCATTTCTTAACGAGGGGTCTGTGAATCCGGACACTCTTAGAATCAAGTTGGAAAGGATTAACTCATTTGTTAAATATACAAATAGATAGTTTGCTTTGCAAATAATTTCGTTGTATAATTGATATGTAACCATCGGCACCTTTCACGATACGAAGGGATATTATATGGAAAATGAAAAAATAGAAATAAAGACAGACGTAGTCGAACCTAAGGATAATAAAAGTGACGAATTGGAGCTTGATAAATCCTTAGAAGAATCGATAGCTTCTGTCCAAGCTGGAAAAGAGCTTGCCCCAAAAGAGGAAGCCAAGGCCGAAGAACCAAAGGAAGATAAAGTAGAAGCCGTTAAGGCTCCTGAGTCTCCGGAGGCTCCCAAGCAGGAGGATGCCAGCAAACCTCCAGTTGACGAAACTAAATCAGAGGGATACGAATTTCGTATTCCCAACAAAGGAAAGTTCGAGTCAGACGAGTCTTATGAGAAGCGAATCGAATTGCTGGACTTAGTCAAAAGACGAAAGCTTGCCACAACCGATGAACAGCGTCAACAAATATCAGAAGACATTAAGAAGACAAAGGGTCAGATAAAAAATCTTAATGGAACCGATAAGTTCGTAAACCCACTAAATCAAAATAGTGGGGTATCTCAAGAGAAACCGGTAGAGGACGACGCCTTAAAAGCCGACAAGGAGCGTCTTAAACAACTCGGCGGAGCTACCAAAGAGGATATTGAACAAATGCTTCAGAAGGAACGCTTAGCCGCAGATGTTAAGAGCACGTTAGACTCATTTATTGGAAGACACGCTGAACTTAAAGATGTTGACACCCGTGAAGTATTCTTCGACTTCGTTGATTCAAACTACAATTGGCAAAACAAAGGTGGTAAAGAATTGATGACAGTCCTGGAACTTGCCCGTGAAAATATGTTTAAGCCATCAGAAACTTTCACCGAAAGAGTACTAAATGGTGCAAACGTTCAAGAGAAGGTTAACGCAATGCAGTTCCCTGGCGGAACTACTGCTAAAACCGAATACTCCCCAGAAATGCGTAAATCGATTGATGAAATCGTAGCAACTGGTGTGTCAGAGGCAAAGGCAATCGAACTACTATCGGATACGGAATAAATAATTTTTAAATATATTTTTATGGCTACAGTAAAACAGGCAACCATAAAGAATACACGTCAATTGCTTGAAGCGAATAAGGCATCGGGAACAGTTACAACTCTTGGAGAAATCCTTGACTTGACAGCTGGTCTCGCCGTTGCTGCATCAGCTAGCTCCACAAGAGCTACTATTTTGGGTGTTTGTAATCAAACAATCGCTGCCGCAGACGCTTTGACTCGTGTTTCTTATATAGTGCCATCGGATGAAGATACTTTTATCTTCTCAACAACCAATAACACAGCATCAACTGACAACGGTCAGGATATGATTATTGGTGCAGACTCAACAACAATCAACAACACTCATACAACGAGTGCAGTTGGTGTCGTACGTCAAGTCGAACCGTACGGAGAATCCACTGATAAACTTATCATTGGTAGGTTTATTACCACATAATAAACAGTTAACAGAACAAATATATGGTAGGTACAATTAACGATTATGCGGTCATAGTAAACAATGTGTTGAAACACATTGCCCCAAAAGTTTCTCCAACAGTTCGCCCAGAATACTTAGACTTTATGTTTAAGGTTTCTAACAGTGAAAGAACTTACACTGACGTTGGTGTTACCGGCTTGGGTATGGCTCAAATTATCCCAGACGGCGGTATCGGAGCTTCTGATGCCCCGATTCAAGGATATTCGAAGAACTATGTTCAAATGCACTTTACAAAAAAAGTACGTTTAACATTCCAAACAAATTTTTTCCTTTTTGAATCAGCGGCAGCTAAAATTAAGGGCTCCGTGAAATCAAAAATCCTTGAAGGAAAAAATGCTATCGAACACGCCAAAAATTACTTGGCTCAGTGTCTCTTGTCACAGGGGTTCACCACTTCTTTTACCTGGACTCCAATCAACTCAGTCGGGTCATCTACTTCAATCGCAACTGTAGGTGCAGACGCTGTTGAATATTGGTCACAGGCACATCCTCGTGAGGATGGTGGTGCGGCTTGGTCAAACGTTATCGTTGACGGTGCGACAAGTTCACCGCAGTTCACGTATTCATCTTTATTGGCTGCTCGCAGATTGCACGCAGAAAAGAAAGATGGTCGTGGCAACCCATTAATATCCGATTTGGATACTTTGGTTGTTCGCAGAGGTTCATCGGCCGCTCAATTTGCCAGAACAATTAAAGGCACAATTGATAAGGGCTTAGCTCCTCAACAGACAAACTTGTTTAACAACGCTCCGGCTACTGATACATTCAAGATAGTAGAACTGTCTCCGTATCAGGGTTTGGCTATGGATGGTTTAATGTGGGGTATGTTTGATTCAAAGATGATGAACGAAGACTTTGGATTCAAATATATTGAAGCATTGGCAACCCGTGCTGAACCGGCAGTCGTAGACTTGCTTGGTAATCAAGACTTGGTATTAAACTTTAACTGTCTCTGTGTAATGGGAGCTTCGGATTTGAGAGGCTGGGAATGGAGTGACGGCGACGGAGCCACAGTGTAGGTGATGGTGCTACTGTTTAAATAGTCTATCTTCTCTCCCCCTGCTGCAGCAGAGGGAGGAATAGATAGATTAACTAACTAAAATAATTAAAAATATATATGGGAATTTTACAAGATGTTCATAGCCGTAAGACAAGTATCCCCGTAGCCGCTGCGGTGGGGACAACAGAAATAGTCGCAGCCCAATCTGACGCCTGGATTTATATCCACGAATTAATTGGAGACTTGGCGGGTGCCGGAAATCTGACCGTTTTATGCGGCTCAGACGTGGTTGCCGCTTTCGTTCTCGATGCCGGCCAGGGTATTACAGAACAAGATGACCCAGGAAATGATAATGTCCCGAAGTTTCAATGCAAGCCTGGGGATGCGTTTAGTCTGACTGTTACCGGCGGGACGTTTAACGGTTCCTGCACGTATTCATACAGGTATTAACCAAAAAATATGAACCAAGAATTTACATCCGAGCAAAAAGAACAGCTCAAGACTTGGTCCGGACAGAGAGATGCTATTTTAATTGAAATTTCAAACCTGAGAACTGAGCAAGAGCATCTGCGTGCCGCCAATATAGACTTTGCTAAATCCAACACAGATACTGTAAATGAAATGAACAAAATTAAGGGGAGAATAGAAGAGTTGAAGATAAAGGAAAACGAATTAACGCTGTCAATATCTAAAGAAGTTGCACTTCTTGAGTCAAAAAAAACTACACTAGAATCTGAGATTACTAATTTATCGAAGTTAATCGAAGTTTTGCGTACTCAAAAAATATCACTGGAGAGCGATGTTTGTAACTCTCTTTCAACTTTAAATGTTGTAAAAGACGAGGCACTTCTATTGGATAAGGTTGTCGATAGGGTTACTCAGGTTAGTAAAAGTAATACAGAAAAGATAGATTCGTTGGTTATAAACTTGGCAAAGAGTCTTGAAGAAATTATCGCAGTAAATAGAAAAAATGTTTTTGAAACAAATGTCGTGATTGAGAAATTACCGGCAATGCTTGTGGAGGCTCAAAAACACGGTTTAATAAAACATAAAACTTAAAACGTATGGCATACTTGGCAAACAGAATTGGAGACCCGATGAATCTAGGGTGGTTCGCAACTCCCGCAGCCTTGGCATTGGCTTACCCGATTGGGGCTAATGGATATTTTGCTACAGTAGGTTCAACCGATTCTATTTGGGTCTGGGATTCAGGAACTAGTACTTGGGTAGATACTGCAACCAGCGGACCTATTGGTCCGACTGGCTATACTGGCCCAACCGGCTACACCGGTCCAACTGGATACACCGGTCCGACTGGCTACACTGGTTACACTGGCTATACCGGCGACGCTGGAGATATTGGTCCTACAGGATATACCGGTCCTACCGGAGATACAGGTCCAACCGGATACACCGGCCCTTCCGGAGCTGATTCAACAGTAGTCGGCCCGACTGGATATACTGGCCCGACAGGATACACAGGTCCT